TTCTTTAGTATCGTTTGTTCCTGCATCTGGAACAATTAAAAGATCAATTTTAGACTTAAATATTTGTGATAATAAATCTCCGATACCATGTTGTTTTTTGGTATGAATAAAATAAGATAATTTTGATTGATCGTAGTTTCTGGAAAGGTATTGATAAAGAATGGACGCTGAAATATATCCATCTGAATCTGAATCCACAATAATTCCAATTTTTCCTTTATTTTTTATTGTTTCCAATAATAGGTTTTTTGCTTTATCAATATTTTCTAATAAGGAATAATGATGAACATTATCTTTTGTTAGCGATAAATATGCGCTTGGATTATCTATGTTTCTATTGGATAAAATATATTCTTTGATTGTTTTATTTTCCAACTCTTTTTCATAATTTTTGTTCAATAATTTATAATTCATTATTTATTTTCTCCAATCTATTTTTAGTAATTTCACAATATTTTTCTTCTTTTTCAATTCCGTAACATTTTCTTTTTAAATTTTTAGCAGCTAATAAAGTTGTACCTGAACCACAAGTAAAATCGAGAATTGTATTTCCTTCATTAGTATAAGTTTTTATTAGATATTCCATTAATTCTAAAGATTTTTGTGTTGGATGCAATCTCCCTGTTCTCAGTCCAGCTAAAGAAAACTCAATAATACTTGTTGGATAATATTCATTATTGAATGTTTCAGTAGCATGTTTTATTCCGTCACCATTATTTATTTCTGATATTTTTGGATTATTAGTTAATTTTTTTCTAGGTTTTCCTCTAATTTCCATAATAGGTAAATATTCGTGCTTATAAAAAACAGATATTATTTCATGAATTTTTAAAGGTTGTTTTTTTGCTAAAATGCCATTTCCTGCTAATTTTTTATTCCATATCCAATCATATTTAAATTCTTTAATATTACTCGTTCTTAAAAAACTTGAAAATGGTTCGCTTCCAAATAAAAGCACTGGTGAATCTTCTTTTTTTAAGTTATTCAAACATTTCCACATATTCTCAAAGGGAATAACAATATCCCACTTACAAGCAGTAGTCCCATAAGGAATATCAGTAATAATAGCATCAAATTTTAAGTTTTTCTCTATCATTTTTTGCATTGTTTCAATGGCTTCTCCATGAAGCAAAGTACAATATTCATCTTTATAATATAATTTTGCCAAAATTGTTCTCCTTTTTAAATAGTTGATTCCTTATTCTACCACGTTTACTTTATTTTGTAAACATTATTTTTAACCAATAATTCCCAAATTTCTTTCCTATCAGATGGCGATTCCTTCTCCTCCAACAAATCATCTTCATCAAAAATAGCATAAATATCAATTCCATCAACAAACCTATCTGCTATTTTTTCAACTTTTTCTTTTTCGATATCTTTATCAAAACAAAAACAAACAGGAACTCCCAATCTACTTATTTTATCTATTTGTGTTTGCCCTATTTTTGTACCACCTGTAGCAATAGAATTATAATAACCATAAGACCATAACTGCATCACACTTTTTTCTGCCTCTAAAACAAATGCGAGTCCTTTATTCTTTATGAATGAATGTGTTTTATGATATCCGAACAACATTCTATTTCTAGGACAGGAATATAAATATAAATATTTTTGTTCCCATTCTTCTATGTGATCTTTAAACAATCTTCCTTTATAAGATACCAAATCTCCAATTTCAGAATGTATAGGGATTAAGATCCTATTACTTTCATTATCATAAGATAAACCAAATTCGTATTGAGTCTGATAATCTATCCCGTCCTTTAAAAACATTGTGTTTCCAATTATAGGATAATATTTAATTATTTCTTCAGGTAATGGTTTTATTGGAGTGTCATCGTCATCATCTCTTTTAGATCCCGTTTTCATATTCATTAATTGTTTTGTAATTAACAATTCTTTTGGAAGTTCTTCATTTGAATCTTTATAAAAATCTACTTCTAATAAATCACAAATCCATTTTAAAGATTTAAAGAAATTAATACCTTTATAATATTCAATCAATGTAAAAATATCCGATGGTTCAGGCATATCTTTTGTATAATTAATTACTTTTAAATTATCTTTATAGATTGTAATAGCATTAGGATTGTCAGATGGAGGAGGATTTCCACAAGTCCAATAACCAGAATTATGGAACTTAATTCGTTGACAATTTAAATTTTCTAAAATATATTCTACTTTATCAGTTTCGATGATATATTTTTTTAATTCCTTTATGTCCATATTAAGCCCTAAGAACTATTCCAACATTATTCCATATATTATAATCCAAGTCATATTCAAATATTGGGTAATTTAACTTGTTACCTCCACGATTTTTTTCAGGTTTTAATATAAAATATTTTTTACTCAAGTCTAATGGCATTCCTTTTGAAATTCCCCAATAATTATTAGGAAGATATTTATATTTATGATATTCAGAAGGATAAACTCTTTTTCCTAAAAGCATATAATCTACAGGATGTTTAATTTGTTTGGCATTAGCAATCTCATTACTGCTCATATCAAAAATATCCATATGAACTGCCTGGTCAGCTAATTGAAATACAAACCATCCCCAAATATTNAANTCACTCATTAATTCTTTGAGTTTAGTAAACGATTGTTTTACCGTCATCCAATCATCTGTTCGATAACCTTTCATAGTATCATAGGCAACATAATCAACACCATATAAAAGTTTATGTTTTCTAATTTCAAANTCCAATGTNTGATCAGAATAATCTGTTCCAACATTTTTGAAAGAATATAAGTTTTTCTTTTCTGCTATCAATCCANTGACCAATTTTTATTATATTTCTATATTCTTCAGAATCTCTTTCCAATCTATTTAGAAAATCTTCTTCACTTTCAGTATAAATATCATTTTCGTTTTTCTCTCTTTGAATGAATACTCCATTTTTATCTCTGTACTTTCCTAGAACAATTTCCCCTTCCATTTTTCTCATTTTGATACCATGTAATTCCTGGAAACATTCATTATTAACAACCGTTGTAATTAGACAAGACTTTAAATCTTCNTNATCCATTTCATTTGACATAATTAAAACAGGTTTATTTTTNACTAATGCTATATAACTCATGAGCATAACGAGATTTCTTGTTTTTCCTTCATTGCTAAGAAATCCAGTTAATACAGCTTTTCCTAATCTCATTCCTTTAAACATTTCATCAATAACAATCCAGGGATAAGAAAGTCCCGCCTGTGGTTTTATTACATAAGACTTAATATCTTTTTCTGCATTTTCATTGAGAATAATGCTTTCTTGATTTGAGAGAATGACAGTATGAATTTTATCAACTTTAGATCGCATCATTTTAAAAATATACTTGTGCGCTCCAAATGTCAAATTTCTTATGGTTTACAAGTTTTTCAACATTATATCCACTTCTGTGAAACTCTCTGACTAAAGAATACTTTTTTAATATGGCAAAATAATTATCAAAATCTTCTGGATCTGATAAATTCATCCAATCATCTATTGTTTTATATCCACCATATTTTTTATATAGTTGTAATCTTTTTTCATCCATCATCATGAATGAATTTACTTTTGTTTCATTTATTTTCTGAGATATTGTTTGATATATTATTTCAAAACAGTCATATAAAAATTTTGTCACTTCTCCTGCGAAATCATACTTTGATTTAATTGATGATCCAAATGAAATGTATAATTCTGGATTTTTATAAAAAGTTCCAACTAATGCTATTTCATTTGGAATGTTTTCTAGGTCGCTTTGTTCTATCAATTTTAAATCTCCTCCAAGTATTCAGATAAATCTTTATTGTTGCTTACGGCATCTTTTTCAGTTCCCATAGAACTTCTAAAATTATTAGTTGGTTGTGAAGATTCTATGGACTGTATTATTTCTATTTGTTGTTCTTCTTGTTTCCTTTTCCATTCATAATAGCTACTTGATTTATTTATTATAACACTTAAGTCATAGTTCAACCTATTTTCTGGACTTAATTTTTTTCCTTTATTTATATTGTTAATATTGATTTTTTCTAAATTATGCCATTGTCTTTTAAACATATCCAAAAGATCTTCTGGAGGAATTTTCGTATTAATGTCTTTCCATGTTCCGTTGTGTATATCTGCTAATTTTTGATATATGTAGGTTGGAACTATTATTAAATTATATTTTTTTTGTAACCATAAACACAAATGATTTTTATTGATTATTTCATTTATAAAATTTTTGTTTTCTTCTATAAGTTGATTAGCTAAATTTTCTACTTCTTGCTGAGTTAAAACATTGCGTTTTTTACTCATTTCTTTTTCTATGAAACAATCATAGTGATAATACTTTTTATTTTGAAGAACTGTTTTTTGTTCTTTTTCTAATTCTATATGTTCTTTACACAATCCACACTTCCGAGTGGTTATAATCATTTTACCTCCCGAAGTCATTTATTTTTATCTTTTTGTTTTAAAATAGGGAAGAATTTTACTCTTCTTCCCTATTTTATTGAATTCTACCGATAATATACCTATAAAGCTATCTACCAATAATATACCATTAAAACGCCCTAAAATTACTAAAAACCGCCTCTAACAGCCTTCTAAAACCAATAAAATGAACATTTTATTTTTTATTCAAATTAATCGTCTGAAGAAACAATTTTCAAGAATAA